GCCATTTCAATGATGGGGATGGAGAGGAACGGGTGGTATCAGAACCATCCGGAGTATCGGGTGCGGTACAACATGCGTACGTATGTTTGGGTTCGGGAAGAAGGTTCGGATGAGGCGACGCTGATGCGGGATCGTTTGACCACGGTTGTTCGGTCGGCTTTGCTTGATCGTCCTTGTTTGAAAGCGACAGATCCTCGTCAAACGTTTGAGGCGGTTGTCGATGAGGCGACGCTTCGAGAGGAATACTCGGATTTGACTTTGTTGAAGGGCGATCGGGTTTTGGCTGGTGCGTTCCTTTCTTACGAGATGCATATCAACGAGATTTCGGCTCGTGAAGATATTGGCACAGTGTCCGAGATCGAGGTTACGGAAGTTGTCCGTGGCCCCAATGGAGGGAGTATTGCGCTATGAGTTGCGGCTGTAAAAAATTGAAAAACGGTGTTTCTGACGTGTACGGCTTCGGTTATGAGCGGGCGAACACCGTTGTTGTTTCTAATAACAGTCAGGACAATCACGATCTCTGTCAAGATGGGTGCCGCATGAATCCGCAGCAAACTTGGCTTATCAGTAAGGATCTGTACGAGGGGACGCCGCTTTCGGGAAACTCCAAAATCAAGGTTTTGGCGAGATTCGGTGCTAAGCAGCAATTGCTGAAGTCTTAATAAGGTACAATACGCACATGGCTACAAAGTTCTTTTCTCACGCAACACCCGCAGAATGCACCGCTGCGCCCGGCGACGGGAAGTACGGTCTTTGCAACTTGACCGGAAACAAGGTCGAAGTCGACGAAGACGCCCACTTCATCCCGCCGCGCGGTTGCGCAATCATCGACAAAATCAACCCGATTATCGAAGGTTTGGTGGAACGAGGCGTTCTTTCCGTCGCTGACCCGAAAGCGCCAAAGACCACCAAATCACGCTCCAAGGCTGCTCAGGCTGCCGAAGAGCCGAAGGAAGAGCCAAAGGAAGAGCCGGTCGCCGAAGAGGCGGAGCCGGAAGTAGCATCAGAACCTGATGAGGTCTGATAATCTATAAGAGACAGTTGCTAGTGACAGCGGCAAAGTTCGGTAAAATTACAGAACCGACCCAAATCACAAGTAAGCCGAGGAAGAAGGAAGTCCTATGCCGGGAGTCGTAATCAGCACAGCAGTTCGCACGGGTCCCACTGGGAACACCGTTCGCGAAACTTCACAGGCGTTCTTCGTAGGTCTCGCCCAGCGTGGTCCGACTGACGAAGCGATCAAGATCAACAGTCAAGAAGAGTACGAGGCGCAGTACGGTAACTACGTCTCCTATGGCTACCTGCACGACACGGTGCAGGCCTTCTTTGAGGAGGGTGGCACTCAGTGCTATGTCGCTCGTGTTGTCGGTCCGGGCGCTACCACTGGTTCGCTGACCATTCAGGACGACGACCCGAACGGCACTGGCGTTCTTGATTCGATCACGATCACCGCAAATGGCGCTGGCTCGTGGAGCACCGACGTCACTGTTCTTGTCACTGCGGGCATCACCGCAGGAACTCGAACGATGCTTGTCTACTACGATGGCGACGTCATTTTCTCGACGGGTGACGTTGCGACTCCTGCCGCCATGGCTGGCAAGATCAACAGCGATGCGATTGCGTCGAACTACGTCGTCGCTGAGGCCGTCGGGGAAAACCTTCCTGAGGTGACTTCTCCTGCGACTCCGGTTGCCTTGTCTGCTGGTAACGACGATCAGGCAAACATCACCACGACGGAGCACAACGCTGCGCTCAACCTTTTCCTCGATTCGTTGGGGTCTGGCGTCGTTGCAAACGCTGAGAGTTCAGCGGATGCGGTGAAGTTCGCTCTCATCGATCACGCCAATTCGCACAACCGTATTGCGTATCTCTACGAGCCGTCCGGCACGCTCATGGAGAGCGCTGTGGTTGACGACATCACTGACAAGGCTCGCGCCATTACCGCCGCTCGCGAAAACTGCGAGCACGCTCAGTTGATCTTCCCTTGGGTGTACAAGCCCACTGCCACAGCAGGCGTGACTCGCCTTTGCCCGCCGATTGGTTACGCCGCTGGCGCTCGTGCCCGGGCTCACAATCAGGTTGGCCCACAGCAGGCGGGTGCAGGCATCATTTCGAGCGCCCGGTTTATCACTGGCCTTGAGTACAACATTGACAAGACGCAGGGTGATCGTCTCGACGACGCCCGGGTCGTGGCTCTTCGCCGGATCAACAATGCGATCCGGATCTACGGTGCTCGCACCTTGTCTGCCGACACCAGCAACTTCCGTTACATCACTGGACAGGATGTCGTGAACCACGTGGTCGTTGAGGCCAACCGTGCGCTCGAAGACCTGCTGTTCAGCACGATCGACGGACGCAACAACATTTTTGCCAGCGTTGAGGCGAAGATGATCGCCATTCTTGAGCCGCTGCGGCTCGCTGGCGCACTGTACGAGGCGTTTGACTCCAACGGCAAGCGGATTGACTACGGCTACACGGTTAAGTGTGACACGTCGCTCAACCCGGTTACGCAGTTGGCTGATGGTCTCGTCAAAGCCAAGGTCGGTGTCCGCGTGTCTAGCGTCGGGGACAAGATCGAGGTTGACATCGTTAAGAGCAACCTAACCGCATCGGTTGTCTGATCGGAGGAGTAACAGATGCCCAAGACATCACAGCGACAGATTCTCGCCGACATTGCGCCGGTGAACCCTAACCACCCCAAATGGGAGGGTTTCCGGTTCGCTCAGGTGTCTGGTGGCGAAATCACGGCTTCGGTCGAGAAGATTTATGAGGGTGGGGCCAAGTTCCCGTCGGTGCTATGTGCGCCGTTCGAGATTGGCGACATCACTCTCACTGCGCACTTTGATGACGATTACACGGCGAGCGATGGGGCGACTGGTCTTGCGATCAAACTCGCTGCTCTCCGTCCTCTCGTCGGACAGTCCTACTACAACATCAACGTGAAGACGTACGATTGCGACATTGAGGTGATCGGCACGGACCGGGTGTACTCCAACGCCCTGCTCGTCGGTATCACTGAGCCTGAGGGCGACTCCTCGTCAGGTGCTCCGGCCACCTTTGCCCTCACGTTTGCGATCCAGAGCGTCAACTCGTCTACTGGCTGATCGAACCCGATCTAACAAACACAACCCTTTGATGGCGGCTCACCCTTGATGGGGTGGGTCGTTGTCATTTACACATGAAACCCTGTTTGGTGTGGTAGGTTGAGCGCGTATGAGTGACAGCCTTTACATCGACGAGTCGGACGAAACTCCGGCGACGTCCCCCATTGACAGTGTCGCCTCGGCGCCCGGCAGCGAGTCGCCGCTGGGTCGCCTGAAGGAGACGATCTCGAAGAAGGTGGAGCGTCCGGTCATCCTTCTTGAGGTTCCGGACCGAGAGGGCGTGTATCTTCGGATTAGCCCCAATATCAACCAGAGGCAGATGAAGGCGTGGCGTCGCAATGCTGGTGACGAAACGAAGAAGGGCATGGACCCGACCCAGTTCGCCGCATATGTGATCGGCCATACCACTGTCGGTATTGAGATGGATGGCTCTGAGGTCTTTGACGAAGACGGCAATTCGTTGAACTTTGCTTCGAAAGACATCCTTGAGTCGACGGGTGCTTCTCGACCTGTTCCTGATGCTGTTTTGGCGTTTTTCAACCTTGATCCGCATGTCGAGGGTGGTGCTCTCGCGATCTTGGAGGCCGCAGGGTACGGGGACGTCGTTGATACGGTGGACCCTACGAAGGAGTCCTAGACGATCTTGTCGAGGACAACTACGTCAAAAGTGCGGCCCGTCTAGCCGAACTGTGGGGCACAAGCCCTATTACCTTGTTATCTGTAGATGATGATGAATGGTTGATATTGCTTGCCTGTGCTAAAGTTATAGAGCAGGATCGTGAGGAATCCGAGCGCAAAAGACGACAGCAAACCCGCTAAATAAAAGGACCGGTCCCCTATGGCTGATGCAAGTCTTGTAGTCAGGGTATCAGCGGTCGGTGAGCGGAAACTAAAACAAATCCGTAGAGATCTTGACAGGATCAGCGTTTCAGCAACTGCGGCAAGCGCTTCTCTGAAAGCCTTCGGAAAATCCTACACAACCGAAATGAACAAGCGTCTTGACGCTATGTCGAAGGGTTACAAGCGTCACTTTGACGAACTCGACAGCATGATCAAGATGACTGGACGTTTGCTGTCTAAGGGGCTTGGTCTAGCGATTAAGGCAACGACAGCCGAGTTCGGGCTCATGGGTCTGTCAATGATTACCGTTCACGGCTTGTTTGCTGCAGGCAACCTGTTGTCGAAAGCCTATGCGGCCACCATGAAAGTTTTGGCGGGCGCTGCTGCAACCGCAGCAGTCGCTCTCGCCTCTGTGGC